CAGCGAGTCCAACGGCCTGACCGCAACGACTGAGCGCGTCAACGTGGGCGCACCGTGTTATCCCGCTGTGCGAAAGTTCACCAACGCAGCGGCAAATACTTACGCTGCAATCGACCCGCTGCGCACTGACCGCGTGGCCGTCTGCGCGAAGGGTTGATATGACCATCGCCCGCCTGACCGGAACGTCAACAGCCGAATGGAACTTTGAGACTTCCAAAGCCGCGACATGGCCCGGCAGTATCACGGCCAACAGCCTTGCAGTGCTGAGCGTAACTGCCTACACCGGCGGCGGCATAACCATCAGCACACCGTCCGGCTTCACGTCACAGTTAAACCAGACCTATAACAACAACACGCTGGCGATTTTCACTAAAGAATGCGCAGGCAGCGAGTCTGGCACGTTTAACGTGGTGTTGAGCGCTGCGAGTTACGGTGCGTTCGTTTTTGATGTTTATGACGCTAGTGGCGACGTAACATTCACCAGCGCGAGCACGGCAGACACTGGCACCAGCTCGGACGCCACAGCCCCATCAGTGTCTGGCACATCAGGCCAGATGCTGCTTTTGGCGTATGGTCTGAGTGATCCTCCGGGCACGACCAACTCCAATCCGTCAGGCGCAACGATTGCGCAAAGCTCGGCATTCACGACGAATTCGCTACGAAGCTACTACGAGGCGCTGGCCAGCACGGGCGCAACAGGCTCCAAGACTTGGGACTTTACCAACTCACGCGACTGGCTGGGCACGGCCATGCTGCTGTCAGAAGCGGGCGGTGGGGGTTCTCCGACCACGACAGTAGTAACCGGAAGCGCCACGGCCATCACCGGACTGGCACAGACCTACACGTTCAAGCTGGACGCTGATCCGGGCGGGGCCACGGTCAACGTCACGCCATCGTTTGACCTTGCGCACAGTTGGTCAAGCTCACCACTGGCGCTAAACACGTCCAATTGGAATACTGGCCTTACCTCCAACCTGACGGCTACGGCAGGCGGGTCAGGCACGGTCACAAGCACCAACGATGGCGGGCTGGCTAATGACACCCTGGCGGTAACGGTAGCCTCAGTCTCCCGCCCTTCGGCAGTAATAGCAGGTAGCTGGACAGACGAAGTTGGCGGCACCCTTGTGGTGGCCGACATCAATGACGCATCCGACAGCACGGGCGCAATGGACCCTGCAGGCGCGAGTTATCCGGTTTTGGCTTTCACTGCGACTACCCCACTGACAGCCACCTCACAGACCTTTTATTTTCGTGGACGGGACATAGCCGCTGGAAAGCAGGCGCGGCAAGTGATCTATGCCAGTGACGGCACGACAGTAGTAGCGACAGGCGCATGGAAGACCATGACCGGCTCACTGGCAACCTACAGCGATGTATTGACGCCCACGGCCACGGCTTACAAAGGCCAGATTCAGACACAGGCCCTTCCCACGACGCCATCGCACTACAGCAGCGCAACATCGGGTGAGTGGTATGCCCTGCCGAATAGTTCGCTTACATCGTCTGGGGTGGGATGGGCAGGAACAGACCCCGGTGGTACATCTGACTATCAGGCCACAGTGACGGCGTGGGGCGGTGCAACGCTCAATACAGTCGGCTGCTATTACTCGGCAGCTTTCCACGCTGGTACATTCCTGATAGTGTTTGGCGGCGGGCACGGAGACTATGCTGGTAACGAGGTTTATGCTTACGGCCCGCTGGAAGACGAATCACCTGCATGGCGTCGACTGACAGACCCAACCGTTCCCGGCGTTGAGAACACCGCACGCGATGGCAGTAGCAATCCTGTATCTCGCCACACTTACGACACGCTCACTTACGACGCAGCGGCGAACCGCATGCTGTGCCTTGGAGCACCAGGTTATTACAGCCTCGGAAACGCTTATAACGCGTGTGATGCGTTTGACTTTGATACGAACACATGGTCTGCTTTGGCTGACCTGACAACAGGCGGCGGCGGCACGGGCTCTGTCAGTGCCTGCACGGTGATTGATGGTACTTATGCGTGGGTATGGCCTATGGGCAACGGTCAGTATCTGAACCGGATTGCGCTGTCTGGTGACGCCCGCACGACCTATGCTAAAAACTTCCCGACGACACGTTATGGAGCGAAGGCGGGCTATGACCCGGTTCATGAAATCATGGCCTGGTGCAGTGGCTCCACGGTCTACGCCTTTGACCTTCGCAACCCCGGCAGCAATGTGGAGTATTCGCCCACGACCTCTGGCACAGCACCGACAACGGGCGCTCCAATGGCATGGGATAACGCAAATGCCTGCTTCAAAGTATGGGCCGATAGTGGAAAGACGCTGTTCACCCTGACGCCGGGAGCAAACCCCTACAGCGGCGGTGATACGTGGGTATGGACCAGCACGACGCCAGCAGGCGGGGCAACGCCAGCGGCTGAGACAACTAACGGCACGCACGGGCGTTTTCAGTACAACAACAGCGGCGATGTCATAGGCGCTTTGGTCATGCCGAATCAGACCAGCTCGATCTATATGTTCAAGCCTTGACAACACTTTACACGGGGTAATCATGAAACATACCTATAAACCAATTCCTTCACAACGCATTGAACGATGGCTCGGGACAGACCGCGCAGAGCAGCTTTCACGTAATTTCCGTGATTGGCCAGGTCCTCCCGTCAAACTGATTGACGTTCCCGATAACGTCTGGATTGCCGGTGGTGGCGAGTTTGTCGGCACATTCGAGCGTGGCTTTTTCTACAGTGCAGCCGATTCTTTTTACGACCATCTGAAGAACCTGTGGAAAGCCTCCGGCCATGTTCAATACGGCATGGCAGCGGCTGGTTTCGCAAATCTGGGGGATGCATTGGCCCGTGCTTCAGGCGGCTTTAGCCAGAACTTCAACGGGAACATTGCCAAGTCCGGTCCAACGGGTGTTGTGGGCGTCGCGTCGAGTCTCTGGCGTGTTGGCACCAATCCCGGCGCGGGCGCGGCTGGTTCTGCGGCTCCCGGTGGCCGCAGCCCAACGAGTTCAACCACGGGCGCGATGGCATGGACCAACCCGGCAGCGGGCACCATGCGCCTGACAGGGGCCGACTTCAGCTCCAGCATCATCAATAACAGCCTGATGCTCTATGACCGTTTCTTCGACGTTGCCAAGACGATGAACAGCACGGCCACTGAAGCGGTGACTGGGACTCCAACGCGCTGGCAATCCACCACGACCACGAGTGAAGACTATATTGGCGGAAACTTCTGCTTTGTGGAAGTGTTCACCGCCCTACCTGCGACAGCCCATAACTGGACAACCTGCACTTATACCGACCAAGCCGGGGCGGCTTCGACGTTCCCAAGCATGACGGGTAACAGTTCCGCGATCATTGACCGTCTAGACCATCCCGTTAACTCGTGGTTCATGCCTATGGAGTCGGGAGACTCTGGTGTGCAGAAGCTCACACAAATTCAATGCTCTGCTGCGGTGGCTTCGGGTGCGATTAACTTTGTCTTAGGTCATTCCATTGGAATCATGAGCTTTCCGGTGATCAACAGCCAGCTCCCGTTCGACTGGTTGACCAACCGTAAACAGGCCCCCTACATCCCGGCGAGTGCCTGCCTTGCCCTGCTGGAAATGCCCAAACCGGCAACGACAGCTACGACCTATAGCGGACAGATTTACGGCACGTCTACCGCGAGCTAATCATGGATCAGAGGCGGCTGCTAAGTCTATCAGGCCGGCTATACAGAAGTCCCATATCGGACTTCTGGCAAGTCAGCCTGACTGAGCAAGACCCGGAGATACCCAATCTACCTATTGGGGCGGATACGGTAACAGACCCGCAGGTTCTGATTACCGACATCTGGTGGGTGGGGACGGCGGCGAGTGGCGTCACCATATCTGCAACGCCAGGCAACGCAGTCGCTGACGGGTCTACATCCTCAGTTGTCAGATCGATTCCCGGTTCTCCGGGGAATGCTGTTGCGGATGGCATAACCGCTTCGATCATCCGCAGCATTGCAACCAGTGTCGGCAATGCGGTTGCGGACGGTGCAACGGCCTCAGTTGTCCGTTCTATCCTGACCAATGTAGGTAACGCAGTTGCGGATGGCATCACCGCAACGGTGACGAATGACAGTAGTACGACGATCAGCGCAACACCAGCGGATGCGGTAGCTGACGGGATAACGGCATCGATCGTCTGGAGCATTCCGACAACAACGGGTGACGCTTCAGCGGATGGCGTGACGGCTTCGATTGTCAGGGGCATCGCGACGACAGTTGGCGACGCAGTTGCAAATGGGGCTGATGCCTCCGTAGTCCGCACGATTCTGACGACTGTAGGCAATGCTGTAGCGGATGGGATAACAGCAACCATCACGACCAGCGGACTGACAACGATTAGCGCCACGCCGGGTAATGCGATTGCAGACGGCGTAACGGCTGCGCTGATTCGGTCCATTCCGGCAAGTGTTGGAAACGCAGTTGCAGATGGTGTTTCGGCTAGCGTAGTTAGGTCAATCGCAACGACTCCAGGAAACGCGGTAGCTGACGGGATAACCGCCTCTGTAGTTAGCACAACGACCATATCGGCGATACCGGGCGATGCGGTTGCGGACGGTGCCACGGCGACGATTAATAGTGCATCGTCAGGTGGTCTGACTACCGCCGCGCCAGGCCTGATTCCGAAGATATGGCCCGGTATGCGGATTCGCTACGAGGGCCGACGCATTGAAGACCTACAGGAAGTCGAGCGCGAACGGGTTGAAGAGATCGCCGCCAAAGCGGTGATTGAAGCCGCTTCGGAAAGCAGCAAAAAGGCGATGCAGGCCAGCCTGATTAACAGCATGTTGTCGGCTCGCATGGAGATTGCAGCCAAAGGCTATACGCAACTCCTACAGCGTGCCGCTGCGCTCCGACAAGAGCAACTAGATGAAGAGGAAGTGGCAATAGCCATTGCCTTAATGTAAACACCCGCAAGGGTAGCCGCCGCCGGGCAATCGGGCGAAAGGTGCCGCCGACCGTTCGGGCGATGGAGAAAACTGATGGCTGATTTGGAAGAAGTTTACGCAGGCAAGACCGAAACCGTAGAGGTGCAAGCCCCTGAAGTTGAAGTCACCACGGGCGAAGAACAGAGCGTGCCGCCGACGCCAGAAACCCCAACCATTGAACCTGAAGTTAATTGGCGGGAACGGGCCGAACAAGCCCAACGTACTGCCGAGGAAGCAGAGCGCAGAGCTAAAGGACTTGAACAAGCCATTGCGGCAGCACGCGCAAAGGTGCGGGAACAGCCCGAGCCGAGTTTTAACGAAGACCCTGAAAAGTTCGTACAGCGGATTCGCCAAGAGATGCAAGAGGAATTCAAAACCCTCCGCGTTGAAAGTGCGCAAGCCGCAGCCCGTGGTAAATACGCGGACTACAACGAAAAAGAAGCCGTTTTCGCAGACTTGGCACAGCAGAACCCCTATCTGATCGCACAGCTACAGCAAGCGGCAGACCCTGCCGAGTTCGCCTATCAAGCCGCCAAATTCCACACGGAAATGGTGGCCGCAGGCGGGTCAGTCGATGCCCTCAGGCAAAAGATTGCAGCCGACATACAGGCTGATCGACAAGCCAAGTTCGCCAAGCAAACGCAAAACCTTCCAAAAACCCTAGCCGGGGCCACGGGAACCGGGCGCACCAGTGCGCAAATGTTCACAGGCCCTACCGCACTCGATGACATCTACGCCAAGAAAGGCAAATAATCATGGCACTTACCGCCGCAGCCACGGGACTTACTCCCGAACTTTGGGACGATCAATTCTTTGCTGAATACGTCCGCGAATCTCGCTTTTTCCCCTACGAGGGAACCAACGAGAACTCCATCATCCACGTTAAAGAGAACCTGACGAAGGCTCGTGGTGACACCATCTACTTCGCACTCGCTAACCGCCTTTCAGGCGCTGGCGTAACCGGCAATACGTTGCTGGAAGGGTCTGAAGAAGCTCTGAAGTCCCGCGAGTTTGGCCTGACGGTTCAAACGCACCGTAATGCGGTTGCTGTGACCGACCACGACGAGCAATTGTCGGCAATCGATCTGCGCAACGCCAGCAAAATGATGCTGAAACTGTGGGGCATGGAACTGAAGCGCGATCAGATCATCGCTGCTCTGGCGTCCATCAACGGTGTTGCATTCGGCTCCGCTTCGGCTGGCCAGCGCAATGCTTGGCAGGTGGATAACTCTGACCGCGTGCTGTATGGCACCAAGGCCAAATACAACGCTACGCACCTGACGGCTATCAACGCCATCGTTGCTGCTGACACGTTTACCGCCGCAAAGGTTAGTTTGATGAAACGGATTGCACAAACTGCAAGCCCGAAGATCAAGCCAATCCGCGTTGATGGTGATCGCGAGTATTTTGTGGCCTTCGCCAACTCCATGTCGTTCCGCGATCTTTCGCTGGATTCGGCTATGGTGTCGGCTAACCGTGATGCTCGCGCACGCGGTACTTCTGACCACCCCATCTTTCAGGGTGGTGCGCTGCAATATGACGGCGTGGTGATTGTTGAAGTTCCTGAAATCGACACCCTGATTTTCACCAACGGCAACGGCGTACCAACGCCAGTTGGCCCGGTGTTCTTGTGTGGCGCTCAGGCTCTGGGTGTGGCGATGGCGAAACGTCCTCGCACCACAACCGACGTGCGCGACTACGGTTTCGTACAGGGTTGCGGCATCCAGATGATGCACAAAATCGGCAAAATCGAGTTTGACGCTTCTGCTGCGAATGACGGCTCCGAAAAGTGCGACAACGGCGTAGTTACCGGCTGGTTCGCTACCGCTGCCGACTGATGAATCGGGGAGGGCTTCGGCTCTCCCCTTTTTAGAAAGACATCATGAATACTGGCGAATTTATAACGCTGATTCTCCGTAAGCTCGGGACAGTTGGCGCGGGTGAAAGTGCGAGTGCTGAAGACTATGCAGACGCCAAAGCAGTGATAGACACGTCCATGCAATCCATGCACGCGGACGGGCTTTTGTGGTGGGCTGTCAAAACGGCAAACGTGGCGTTTACGGGTTCGACAGGAACACGGCCAACGGATTGTGCTGTATGCGTTTATGCAACATGGAACGGCGTGACCGTTCGACTGATTGAAAGGCTCGAATATGAGCGCATACAGGACAAAACTGAAACGGGCGACCCTGAGTATTTGCTAGACGATGGCGCAACCCTGACGGTGTGGCCTGTTCCTAGCTCGGGAAACATTCGCCTGACCTATCAGCGGGAGATTCTGCCAACGGCTCAGAGTGCGGCGTTTGATGCGCCTGATTACCTGATTCGCCCATTGATTGACTACCTAGCTGCCGATATTTCCGGGTTCTTCCCGCCTTCGCAAGAGAACGTGGCGCGAATCAACAGCGACGGCGCGATGGCGATTTTGCGTATCCGTAGCCTGTCCCGACAAACGGCAGAGCAGGCACCTGTGCAAACTGAGTATTTCTAATGCTGAATCCTCTTGCTTTGTTTGGTATCGGCAACACTGGCCGATCTGTGAACGTGTCGGCGCAAGACCGGACAAATCTTTATGTCGAGGTGAATCAGGATGCTGAGAAACACGTCTTAACGATGTACCCGACTCCGGGAAAAGTCGTATTCGTTAACTTCGGTTCTTACGTGATTCGTGGGGCGCATCAGCTTGGCGACTATATGTATGTCGTCAACCGTAACAAGCTCTGGAGAATCTCTAACGACGCGACTACGCTGGAATTGGGCACGCTTAACAGCGCAGGCGGGCGGGTTGACATCGCCGACAACGGCACGCAAATTATCATTGTTGACGGGCCGGACGGGTATATCTACAACGTCAACACGACAGTGTTTGCAGAGATCACGGACGTTGATTTTCCGGGCGGGACTACGGTTACGTTCATTAATGGACGGTTCCTTGTCAGCAAACCTAACTCGGGTGAATTTTATTGGTCGTCTCTGTATGACGGGCTGGCATGGGACGCCCTTGACTTTGCCACGGCAGAATCAGACCCTGATAACCTCGTGCGCGTCTTTGCTGAAGGCGGGCAGGTGGTGATGTTTGGCGAGAAAACCTCAGAGTTTTGGGGCGATTCAGGCGGCGTAGATGCTGCGTTCTCGCGTATCCAAGGCGGTGCAATCGAGTGGGGGCTTGCTGCACGGTGGAGCCTGGCAAAGTTCATGGACTCGCTGATTTTTCTGCGTAAGAACCGCTTGGGACAAACTCAGGTTTGCGTTATGTCCGGTTCTACTTCGGTTCCCGTGTCAAACACGCAAGTCGATCAGCAAATCGGTTCTTATGGTGACGTTTCTGACGCTACCGGGCTGTCCTACATGATTAACGGGCATCCGTTCTATCAGATCAATTTCCCCTCTGCGAATGTCTCATGGTTGTATGACGGGCAATCTAAAGCATGGAGCAAACTCACATCGTCAGCCGGTAGAGACAAGGCTGAAATTGCCGTGCAACTATTGGGCAACATCTACGCCACAGCATCAGACTCTGGCAAACTGTACCGCCTAGACCCTGACGTATATACAAGCGATGGCGAAACGATTGAACGGGAATTTATCACCCGTCACCAATCCGGTGGAGACTATCTGCATATACCAGAGATGTGGCTGGAAATGGAGCCCGGTGTCGGACTCCAGACCGGGCAAGGCTCAGACCCTCAGATCATGCTACAGATCAGCAAGGACGGGGGAAAGACCTATGGCAACGAGCTTTGGCGCTCATTCGGTGCGGTGGGTAAATATCTGACCCGCGCACGCTGGACTAATCTCGGACGGGCGCGTGACTGGATATTCAAATTCCGAGTTACAGACCCCGTTAAAACCGTCTTTATCGCGGCTTGGGGCCGGGTGACGAAATGAGCTTTGGGCTACCGCAAGGGAAACTTGCAAACGCTGAAGGGCTACCGGATAGACCGTGGTTGCAGTGGCTTAACCTAGTTCACCAGACCATCACCGCAGCGCGGCAAAGCGGCGTTACGGCGGACAGGCCGACAGACTTTCTATATGTAGGTCGGAGATATTACGACACGACTTTAGGAAAACCAATATGGCTCCACGCTGTCCGACCAACGGTATGGCATGACGCGACAGGGGCCAGTGTGTGAAAGTTCCCGTGATTCGGAAGCCCGAGTACACGGTTTATATAGAACAACTGACTGACACGTTTCTGCACTGCGATGTGCGCAAGTGGTCACCCTCTATTTGCAAAGCATTAAAGGCTGATTCTGATGCGCTATTTGCATTGCACGGTGGCCCTTGGTTTGCAATGAATGAGCCAGCAGGCTGTGAAAAGCATCAACGGTTTATGCAAATTATGGGTTTCAAGTTCTTTCGAGTGATCGACGGAATGACATTTTTTAGGAGAATTTAATGGGTTCACTTATTGGTTCTATTGCTGGTATCGGCTCTGCTCTAATTGGCGCTGACTCAGCCGGTGACGCGGTTGACGCACAAACCGCCGCTGCGGCGCGTACAGACGCAACGAACCGCTATATTTTTGACAAGCAAACCAGCTTGCAAGAACCATTCCGGCAATCTGGCGTATCAGCAAATAACGCGCTGTCCTACCTGATGGGGCTGGGCGGTTCTCCGAACGGCACGCCAAGCGCAGGCGCTCCAACTGTCAGGACTGCTGACCAGTTGCGAGCATCTTTACTGAGTCAATTCACCACGCCCGGCAGGCCAGCAGGAGAGACTGAAAGCGCACTAGGCGGTGTGAATAGCTCATGGGCTGCAACACCTGACACTGTGAACGAGGCTGGACTAGCTGCAGCCATTGCCGCAGCGCAAGCGGGCGATAACACGGCCTTACAAGCATGGCAGACACAGCAAAACGCTAACAGCAATGACCCTAACTATGGTTCGCTAATGAAGTCGTTTAGTGCGTCAGATTTTCAGGCAGACCCAGGCTATCAGTTCCGCATGTCAGAAGGGCTAAAAGGCGTTGAAGGCGGAGCAGCGGCTCGGGGTGGCCTGCTGTCCGGTGGTGCGCTCAAAGCCATTCAAAAGTACGGACAGGATTTGGGTTCTCAGGAATACGGAGCTGCGTATGGACGATATAACTCTGACCAAACCAACAAATACAACAAACTTGCGGGCATGGTCAACAGCGGACAGGGCGCTGCCAATCAAGTAAGTAACGCGGCGGGACAGTACGGCACCAACACCGCATCAAACAATGCGGCGATGGGCAACGCACAGGCGGCAGGCTCGATTGCACAGGGCAACGCATGGCAGGGAGCGTTAGGCACAATTGGCAACAATTACCAGCAAAACCAGCTTATGCAGATGATTCAAAGACCGTTATCATCGACAATACAAGCGCCAACGGATTACGGCCAATACTTCTGAGGTAAACATGGCACAACTCGACGCAAGTATCATTTTGGGCGGTAAACCCGCACAGATTGAAAGCCCGGTCAACGCACTGGCAAAGATGCTGCAAATTCAGGAAGCGCAACAGGGCAACCAGATGCGCGGAATGCAAATGCAGGACGCACAGACGGCGCGGGAACGCGGTAATCGGCTATCCGCTTTGCTTGGGAAGCAATATGCAACACCCGAAGAAAGGGAAGGCGCATTACTTGAGGGCGGTTTCATGGATGAAGCGGGCAAGCTGTCCAAGAATCGCCTTGAGGCTACTAAGCAAAAAGTAGAACTTGATGAAAAGACTTTCAAGGTAGCAAATGACCGCTACGGTGTCTACAAAAAGACGCTAGGGGCTTTGGCAAATTCTCCCAACCTGTCCAAAGGACTTGTATTGCAAGCCGGTCAGGAATTGGTTGACGCTGGCGTATTGCCAGCCGAAATGTTTGCGAAAGTCTCTCAGGGCCTATCTGATGACCCGGCTGCACTTAAAGCAGATTTGCAACGCGGCGTTGCATCTCAGATGACGCCAGAGCAGATGTTTACAGTGTTTGCTCCGAAGCCGGAAAAGATGGATAACAACGCAAGCATTGGCTTCCGCGACACGAACCCGAACAGCCCAACCTATGGACAAGCCACAGCGGGCGCTCCAATCCAGAAACAGCAAAGCCCGGACAGCATCGCCAGCAATGAAACGTCTGAGGCTAACAATCGGCGCTCTACAGCGGCAAGTTATGCAAATGCTCAGGCTGTGCGCGATGCGGCAAGCATTACCACAGGCTTCAAGAATGAAACCGATCTGCGTAAAGAGTTCGAGGGCTTGCCAGAGGTCAAGAACTACAAACAAGCCTATCCGGCTTACGCCTCTATCGTAGACGCTGCGAAGCGAAATACAACGCAATCCGACATCAACATTGTTTACGGTCTTGCGAAACTATACGACCCGACCAGCGTTGTGCGCGAGGGTGAATATGCTACGGTTGCCAACAGCCCGA